TTATGGAGATGATGTTGATGAGATACAAATTAACAATGGTGATGTTTTAAAAATTGACATTGTTAAAGGTCCGTTATCTGAGAACCCAACTATTTCGTTTAGTCAGAGTTTGGTTTAATGTTCTCCGTAAATGTCTTTCTTTTCGGTACATTTTTCTAAAATTAAAGACTCTAAAAACCGATACATTTTAATACCTCTTTTATCGCAATACTTTTTAAGGACTTCGTGAACTTCGGAGTCAATCTTAAGGTTTTTTATCTTCTTATTATCTTTAGACATAGGGGCAGAAAAAAGGCAGAATTAAATCTTACCAAAATATAAATAGTTTTATTAATGTAAAGTTTTTGTTGTTTTATCAAGTATTTATAGAAAAATAAATATATAAAAAGATATACTTGATATGGCAACTAATAGTAAAGTTTTCGTTTCACCCGGTGTTTATACCTCAGAAGTTGACTTAAGCTTCGTAGCACAAAGTGTAGGTGTAACGACTCTAGGTATCGTAGGTGAGACTTTAATAGGTCCTGCTTTCGAACCAATTTTCATCACAAGTTTCGATGAGTTTCAAACCGTGTTTGGTGGGACATCTCCTGAGAAATTTATAAACACACAAATACCTAAGTATGAAGCATCTTATATTGCAAAAGCATACTTACAACAATCTAATCAATTATTTGTAACTAGAATATTAGGTTTGTCAGGTTATGATGCAGGTCCATCATGGTCTGTTTCTACAGTCGCAAACGTAGATCCGTCTACTATTAATATTTGGTGTTTGAGTTCTATGACTGATGTTTACACTTGTGAAACAACATGTGTTTTACCAAACGAAGAAAGTTTCTTAGTTGCATTCTCAGGATGTAACAACGACATAACTTCAATTCAGTACTTATCACTTTTCCCTGAAGCAATTCAGAACATCTTAACAAGTCAGTACGAGCAATTTAATGGAAGTACTTCAACTATTGATGCACAAATCAAAAATTTAATTTTCAGTGTAATAACAAATTCAGATCCTTTCACCGCAGAGGATAGATTTATTTCTTACTTTGGTTCAATAGATAGTGGTGATTATGCAAGTTTATCAGGGTGGACAGCAGCGACTAACGTTTATGGTGTACCTTCAGTTTCTTTAGATGAAACTGACTTAACATCATCATTTAACGACCCTTGGTATTACTCACAATTTACCAACACTGGTAATACAAATTACACAGGTTTCTCATTCTTCACTTTAGTTTCAGGTTTAACTATGAATCCTGTTACTACAACAACAAGTTCGGCACCTGTACCTACACCAACACCTAACCCTTGTGCTACACCAACACCGACAACACCAATTGTACCTACCCCAACTCCAATTCCTTTGAATTGTTATCAAGGTACTTTAGTTATGAAGTTGTACTACTTTACAGGAACATCTTATACTGATTACGATAATGTTGTAGTTGGTACTTTAAGATCTCGTGGTGTTGCAACTTATACTAACGCAACTAACCCAACTTATTCTGTAACAGGAGTTACTGATGTTACATTAAACATGTCAGGTCAATACGCTGGAGTACTTAAAAATCCATACGCAACTTTTGGTGTTAATGTTAAAGATAAGTTTGGTACTAACTATTCTTTTGAAACTTCATTTACACAAAATGATCCTGAGTATTGGACAAAAGTATTTGGGGTAACTAACTTCCAAAAACCAAGACTTGAAGTTCCTGTATTTGCAGAAGAAAACTTCCAATCGTGGTTGAACTTCGCGTGGAGAAAAGGATATATTAGAGGTCTTAACCCTAATGTAATTGCTTTAGATTCTGCTCAAAGTGGAGATCCAAATTCAATTGGTTGGTACTTAGATAGATGGCAAACACCAAACTCACCGTTTGTTGTATCAGAATTAAGAGGTAATAAAGTTTATGACTTATTTAGATTCTATACAATTTCTGATGGTGACGCTGCTAACACATTAATTAAAATATCAATTATTAATCAATCATACAATAATTTAACGTTTGACATATTGATTCGTGATTATTTTGATACAGATGCAAATCCTGTTGTTATTGAGAAGTTTACAAACTGTACAATGGATCCAGGACAAAACAACTACATCGCAAACAAAATCGGTACATTAGATGGTGAGTATTTATTGAACTCTAAATATGTAATGGTTGAAATGTCTGAAGACGCTCCGATTGACGCACTTCCTTGTGGATTTAACGGATTCAACTTTAGAAATTATGCAGGCGCTAACTCACCATTCCCAATCATCAAAGGAAAATATGACTTCCCTGGTGAAGTAATTTACAACCCACCGTTTGGTTTATCATCAGGTAACGATGACGCATTGGTAAGTCCAGGAGATAACGTAAGAAGAACTTACTTAGGTATGTCTAACTCTTACGGATGGGACCCAGCATACTTCGAATATGTTGGTAAGAGAAACCCAATTAACACTTGTGATATTGATGGTCTTCCATTTAACTATAGATCCGCAGGTTTCCACATGGACGTAAATGCAAGTGGTTTAACAATCGGACCTGAGTTCTCAACAAGTGGTGATCCAAGATTCATCTGTGGTAACTCACCATTCATTACTGAACCTGAATTACCAACAAACGCATACTATAGATTGTTCGCACGTAAGTTTACATTCTTAGTACAAGGTGGATTTGACGGATGGGACATCTACAGAGAGTGGAGAACAAACGAAGATAGATTCCAAATTGGTAGAGCAGGATATCTAAACGGAGCATGTCCTTCTACAAGATACCCTAACGCTAAAGGATGGGGAGCATTTAAAGAAATTTCTTTAGGTGACGGTACTCAAAACTTTGCAAATACTGACTACTACGCATACTTGTTAGGTCAACAAACATTTGCAAACCCTGAAGCAACTAATATCAACGTATTTGTTACTCCAGGTATTGACTACACAAATAACAGTAACTTGGTTGAGGACGCGGTACAAATGATTGAGTTCAACAGAGCTGACTCATTATACATTACAACAACTCCTGACGTTGACTTATACACACCGACTATTGGTGGTGGTGATATATTCATCTATCCAACTGAAGCGGTTGATAACTTAGAAAATACAGGTATCGACTCTAACTACACTTGTACTTACTATCCGTGGGTATTAACAAGAGATAGTGTTAATAATACACAAATCTACATCCCACCGACAGCTGAGGTAACAAGAAACTTAGCGTTGACAGATAACATCGCGTTCCCATGGTTCGCGGCGGCGGGTTACACTCGTGGTATTGTTAACTGTATCAAGGCTCGTAAGAAGTTGACTCAAGAAGATAGAGATATTCTTTACACAGGTAGAATCAACCCAATTGCAACCTTCTCAGACGTTGGTACTGTAATTTGGGGTAACAAAACTCTACAAGTTAGAGAATCTGCTCTTGACAGAATCAACGTAAGAAGATTATTATTACAGACTCGTAAGTTGATTTCAGCAGTATCTGTAAGATTATTGTTTGAACAAAACGATGCACAAGTTAGACAAGACTTCTTAAATGCGGTGAACCCAATCTTAGATTCAATCAGAAGAGACCGTGGTTTATATGACTTCCGTGTAACAGTTTCTAACGATCCTGAGGATATTGATAGAAACCAACTTACAGGTAAGATTTATATCAAACCTACAAGAGCTCTTGAATTTATCGACATCACATTCTACATCACTCCGACAGGAGCGTCGTTTGAGAATATTTAAAGTGGTTAATAATCAAAACAAGAAGGGGGACGAAATGTTCCCCTTTTTTTATTTATACGGATATTTATTAATATGAATTATAAAAAAATTGTAAAAGAGATTATATCTGAGATCATACAAGACCAGATGAAACCCACAATGAAGTATTATGCTTTTGACTGGGACGATAATCTTATGTACATGCCAACAAAAATTTACCTTAAAGATGAAAACGGAAAAAGTGTTGGGATGTCGACAGAAGATTTTGCGGAATACAGATCCGAAGTAGGTAAGGAACCTTTCGATTATGAAGGACACACTATTGTAGGTTTTGATGACGACGCCTTTAGAGACTTTAAAGTGACAGGTGATAAGAAGTTCTTAGTTGATGCAATGAAAGCACCGATA